TCGCCAAACTATATACTATTTCCACGGACGATACCTTGACGATTGCACCGTTCTTGGTTGCTCCCATATTTTGCGGTGTTTGGATGCTATTCAACCGTATATTCTCAAAACAGTATTCTGCGGGTCCACTCTTACCTTCGAGTTTGACAAAACCTTGATTTTTGAGAATCCACTTCCAAATATCTTGCTCCACGGATGCCGTTTTGGATTTATCGTTGAAAGCAACGAAAATATCAACCACCGTGTGCAAGTTCCGTCCCGCAAAACCACTACTACCGCCTCTTGTAACCAGCCAAACTCCCTCGGCAGGCTTGCCATTAGACTGTAAGGGTAGTTCTTCCCAGAACAGGTCTTTATCGGCTTGTAGTCCTGCTAAATTGTCTTTTGACATTTGGTCAAGCAATGCAAGCGTAATCATCCAGCCACCTTTCCGAAATACTTATCTTTCCAGTCGTTATTCCCAAACAAACGGTCAAACGGCTTTTTCATATATTCCTTATGTCCGTTCGGATTTGTGTACTCCTGTTTCTTGGCATACTTTATTTCCGTACCATTAAATATGCCACCAGCCACTACCTCAATACAGCCCTGTTTTTTCTCAACGCGAATAGATGCTTTGAGGTCGCCAGACAGAACTGGCGCACCAGGGTCGCCCGAACGTGCATCTGCTGCTAAATCGTATGCCATTATCAGCACGCCCTGCATAAATCTTTTTTGTAATTTGCTTAAAACGCCCTTGTCCCATTTTAGAACTACGCTATTATTCGCCATCTTCTAGCTCCTCAATTGCTTCGGTTAGTTTTAGTGCGAACTCCATATGCTCAATGGTGCCGTTTGCTTGATTTCTACCAGTTGCTGCTTGCGCAATATCGTAAAATCGTCCGTCTGGACTTCTGACGATATAATTTGCTACCAGCAACCCAATATCGGTCGTAGGTAATTCAAGTGGGGCAACATAGAGCAATAAATCATACTCAACTATGGCTTGATTCGGCGAGACGTTAAAATCTGCTTTATTACCGTCCGATACAATCGGTGCTATGTAATCAGTCCTCTTGAAAATCGTACCTCTACGGGTCGCTCGTTGTACCTTACCAAGCGACCAGCCCATTTCTCGCGCCTCTTGAAATTCCTCAAATATAGTCTTCACGGTGGAATACAGACCTTTCTGCGCTCACGGTTTTATGTGCCATATATTTCTCGATTATGTCGGGAAACTTTGCGCTTACTCGTTCAAAGGCATTTCTGGCTTCATTAACCTTGACGCTGACGGAGAAGTTCCGAATCCTCTTGCTAGCAACTTTATCTTCGCTCCCTTGATAATAAAAGGTCGCACTCATAAAATTAGCCAGCAACGTTTTGAGGTCATCAGGTATTTCGCCATTAACTTCTGGTAAGGATTCCAGGCCAAGAAATGACGCAATTCGGGTCTTGGCAACACTGACTAATCGCTCCCAATACTCATCTGTATAGGCAACGCTTTCGCCAGTGAATAGTTTGAACTCGTCTTGCGTCATTCTCGTTTACTTTCTAGGCTTTTGCTGCCTTTTTAATACCAACGGCTGCGTTAGCGTTCATCAAGGCACCACCGATACAAGCCACGGCTTCCCAGACGTACTTGTTAACGTCAATATCGTAATCGGCGAGGCTTTCTGGGGTGGTATCACCGACAGTGTGGAACGCATTTAGGTCAACTACGATACCAGAGTAATCGCCCAGCATTGTATCAGTAAGCCAAAGTGGTGTAATAATTCCGGCGATACCGTTGATGTTTGGGTTCTTCTTGTCAATTCCGTTCGGGAACAACAGATTATTGCCAGCCATTGAGTTCTCGAGGTCAGTGAAGTTATTCTGGGTGGAAATGTAGAGACGATTAGCACCAGATTTCACCTTAGCAGCTGCCTTGCTGATAGTCGCACGATCGTTGTCGCCATCCTTTGCCGTATAATCCGTAGCATAGATGTTATCAGTGCCTTTAATATCAGACAAAATGGAAGTAATCGCCGTGAACTCTGTGCTACCTTCATCATCATTTTTAATACCACCAACCACAATTGCTTGGTCGATAGCCTCACGCAATTTGCGAGGCAATACGTTGAGAACGTACTTAACAATTGCGCTAGCACCAAGACCACCGTTAATCTTCACCATTGCGTGGTCAAGTTTAATCAAACGGTAAAGGTCGGCAGGGGTAATAACACGAGTTTTGCCCTGCAACTCGGTCTCTTTCTTGGTATTACCACGAATATGACCGTAAGTCGTACCTTCATCAGTTGGTACAGCACCAACCTCAAAGTTCAAGCCAGTATTGAGGACGTGTCCGATAATAGACTCTGTATCCTGCAATTGCTCTGCAATAGCGTTCACTACAGCCTCTGGCACTTGCGAGATGTTTTCGCCTAAGTCAATTCCGTCACGCTTCTGGGCGATTTCACGGAAAATCTTGTGGAAATCGGTTTTATCTTTGCCAGCCTTGGCAAGTGCAAAGCCCCAAGATGCAACTGCTGCGTCAGTTTTTAGGTAGTCGGTCGTACGATTAGTAGGCGCATACTTTGGCTGAGATACGCGACTATGGACGACACGGTTGTTCATATGAATCGTATCTTTCTTGTCTGCCTTTGGCTCGGTAGTCTCAAGATTATCTTCTTTATTGTCATCACCTTCACCGCTACCTTCATTACCACCTTCGGTTGCCTCAACCTTATTAGCAAGTTCCTTGAGTTTGGCGACTTCCTCAGCAGTTAGGCTGTCGTTTTTCTTAGTTTCATTTGGGTCCATATCAGTTCCTTTCTTTGAATTATTATCACCATCAGCCTCTGCCGTTCCATTAGAACCTGTGGCTTTTGCTTTTTGGTCACTAGTTTTAGCACGCGGATCGTTTCCAGTTACTACCATTGAGATTTCGCGTAGAATCCCAACAGGTCCAGCAATTTCATTTCCAGCACCGGTATAACCGTTAATATACTCGTCAAAGCCGATAGAGTAGGAGATTCCATCTGCAATGGCGTAAGCGTGGTCAGCAAGTGGGTCGTCATTTGCAAAGAACATCCTAGCGTGCAAACCGTCTTCTTCTAGCCATACCAAACAATGCCCAAATACTTTATCGATAGACGGCATAGGTATTCCGAACTCCGTCATAACGCCGTGGTCGGCTTGCGCTGCTACGTGATAGTCCTCGGTCTGTTTATCTGGGTCGGTATTCAAATCGGCGATTTTAATTAAATTGCCATCACGACCCATCACGTACATATTTTGCAAATCTCGAATTTCGCCGTCCTCTAAAGTTTTGCCAGAGGCAGCCAAAAGATTCCGAAACCTCATCTTGGTTTTTGTTTTTTGGTCAGTAATCATTTTTGCTACGATATGCTTCATAGGCCCGATTATGAAATGAATTCGACCGCCACCGCAATGTTTTTTATTAGGAATATACAAACACCCCTGTTAGTGATATAATATAACTAATGAGTAGAGCAGAACTAGACCCCAAACATTTCCCAGAGTGGTTAACTCGTAAAGAGGACTTACATAACGCCAACAAGATTCCTCCATTTTCCGAAGGTCAAATCTGGTGGACAGCCCTTGGTGAAAATGTTGGCGTGGAGATAAACGGCAAACATAGCGATTTTTCGCGACCAGTCCTCATCTTGAAGAAATACAGTAATCTTTGTTTCTTGGGTGTACCACTTACGTCTCAGCCCCACGAAGGCTCGTGGTACGTTAATTTTGAATTCAGAAAAAAGCAGGAGTATGCCGTGCTTGTACAGGCTCGCACATTTAGTGCTGCACGACTTTATAACCGTATGGGTAAGGTATCTACAGGAGATTTTAAGAAAATCAAGGTTGGTTTCCGTAAATTAACCCAATAAAAAATACCTCCCACCTTTCGGAGGGAGAACGACTAGTTGTCGAATATGCCTCAATTATACCAAGAAAATCGCTAAAAAACAATACTTTTTCTCATTTTTCCAGTAAATCCCGATGGAATCTGTCCATTCTCTCTACTAATCCGTGAGAACTGCCCTTGACTGCGTATGCTCTCCAACTCTGATAGCACTCCTCATATTTTTCTCGCGACATTCTTCCGTTTTTGACTAGTTTTGACATTTTACGCAAGCGTTGACGTTCGGATTTAATAGTTTGGGGATTAACAAACATTAAAATCTTTCCAGTTGCCGTCATACGGTAAATGAAGCCTAGAAATTTGAAATTGTTCGTTATAGGAATTATTTTTGTCTTATTGGGGTGTAATTTCATACCGAGTTTTGCGAGTTCTACGCCAATTTGTTCTCTACAGCCTTCAAGATACGCCTTATCCTCGTGTATTATCAGTAAATCGTCCATATATCGCACATAGTGCTTTATATGCAGTTTCTCTTTGATGAAATGGTCAACTCCGTTCAATACTGCAATGCCGACTAACTGCAACAATTGACTGCCAGGGTAATAGCCGACCTCGCCACCGTATTGCGTCCTCAAAATCTGTACTACATTTTCGGCGATTTCTTCATCAAAGTATTTTCTAAATAACCCCTCTGCTATTTCGTGTTTCATATTTGGGTAGTAGCCGGCAACGTCGCATTGTAAAATATAACCGTTCGTTCCGTGTTTTCGGTAAAATCTTTGTAAATGACACTTCAGCCTATCTCGGCAAAAATCTGTACCCTTATTCTTCTGGCAGGCTGCATTATCGTATATAAAACGCTTAGTTAGCCCAGGATAAAGGATGTTGTCGTTGAGGCTGCGCTGATATACTCGGTCGCGAAATGAAATGCTCATTGCGTCACGTCTCTTAGGTCGATAAATCGTAAAATGTCGACCTGGACGACTTTTATATGTGCCATTATGGAGAGAATCTGATAATTTGCTTATTTCAGTTAAATCATTCAAAACAAAATTCGCCACCGAATCCTTCCAAATTACGCCCTTTTTGCATTTTTGCGTGCTACGGCGTAACGCCTCAAATGATATTGCGTCTTCCATCATATTTTATATGGGTGCGTGGCGTTAATAGCCGTGCTTGGTTCACCAAACAGCATCACCACGCCATTGTTTATCTCGTAAAGAGAACGGAAGTCGACTCCTTGCATTTGCGCTAATAGAGGAACGCCTTTCCTATGGTCCAGCCTTTTGTCCCACCCGTCAAACGCAATCGGCGACAGCACGATTAGTGTTGTTGTAATTG